CCCTTGACGCTGACCGGTTTCGCACCCTCCCCGGAGTGATCCGACACCTCAACCGACACTCTGATTTTCCGGGCCTTAAACTCGGTTGTGGTATCAGCACTGGCCTTGTCCCACAAATCAACCACGATGATGTCCCGCTCTGCATCAATTCCTGTTAACTGGTTTCGCCCAATCTTATACAAGTTTAAAATCACATCACTATCCTTGATGAGGTAAGAATCAAACGCAAAGGACGGTTCATAATTATCCACCGACGCTGATGCCACCTTATCGTTGATAAAAGCCTCTTTTTCAACATTTGGGTTCGGGCTTTCATCCAGCGTTTTTAATCCTGTCCCCATCACAGCATAGGTCTCTGCCTGCCCCTCTTCCGCTATATTTAAGTATGTCGCAATCTCATAACGTTGCACCTTATTCACTTTCGCCATTGTTTTCTTCCTCCTGGTTTTCCTCCGCTGCGCCGCCTGGCGCCGGCTTGAAATAAATTAATTCACACTGGATGCGGTATTGTGCCGCATCCAGATCCTCCGTGTACAAATATGGGGTGACGCTGGCCTGCATCTCCCAAGCATCTAGATACTCTCCCAGTTCTGGGAGCTCCCCGGCCCGCGTGCAATCTTCCAGCCACCCGGCGAACTTCTCAAAAAACTCAATGTTCTCCAGGTTCATGATCACGTCCGGCCCATAGGGCTCCCTGGACGCAAAAACAAAAGCAAACCGCCTGGTGGTAGACCCATCCACAAACTGCTCCACAATTGGGTTACATGGCGTATTTTCCAACATGTAGGATGCGTAACCGCCCTCCATGTAGTCAACACCAATGCCTTTGTTAAACTCTTCCAAATACGGGCAGGTCTTGATAAAGTCCCGCACGCCTTTCATGAGTGATGCCATTAGCCTTTCCTTCCGCCGGTGTATCCGGCCACGGCCCGCACGATTTCATCGCCCCGGTCCGCCCACATTCGTGTGACCCAATGCGGCCCGCGCTTGCTGCCATTGCGGTATACCATGTCTTTGTTGGTCACCCGCTTCGGCGCCCGGCCCACCATCACCTTGCCATGCCAGTGATACCTGGAATAAATCACCGGGTAAACAATCTGCACCACTTGTCCGTGACTATTGACGAAAGCGGCATTTTTCAGCGTCCCATCGCTAAACGGCGCATATGGGTCAGACATTCGGCGTACCTGGCTTGCTAAAAATAGCCCGGCCTTCCCATTCGGGCCCATATTACGCTTGAGTAACATTTTCTGTGTATTGTCGACATTGATGCTTACCATTTCTGCCATTATTTACACCTCACCTCCATGTGCGCAATGGACAGGCCGCAGTCCGTCAGATCCTCTACACCAACCACCGTGATGGCGCCATCAGCTTCTAGCATATACCGCAGCGCTCGTCCTGTTTCGCCGTAGCTTTTAGTTCCTTTGACCACGAAATCGCCCTTATTTGGCTTAAATCCTCCCAGCCCGTCCACAATATCCTTTCCGATAAAAACAGAGGTGTCAGACACCACCACGGCCGTTTTATCCACCGTGGCATAGGTCTGCGTCCCCTGCCACACCACTGGCCCGATGTGGACGACCATCGGAGGACTCTCGCCCATGGGCCGCACTACTGTTATCTCAGCATTGGTACGCATGGTCAATCCCTCTAAATAGCAGGCCGGTGTTGGCCAGGTATTGATAGGCCGCCTTATAGCAGTCCGTCTCCTCTGTCCGGTCTGCCGCCCCGGCGTAGGTCACCGATACCTTCCCGGCGCTCTCCGACTGCACGCCGCGCTTTCCGGTGGCGTAATCCTGTTTCACATCCACCACGGCGCACATGGCATATTTGACATCCACTGGGATTTCCTGGTCTTTGTCAATCTGTCCAAAGGTGATGGCATCCAAAAAGGCCGACGCAGATAGCGCCAGCCTCTTGAATGTGGTTTCATCAGCAATAGTCCCAAGGTAATCCTGGGTGTAAAAATCATAATCCGCATAAATCATGGCGGCTCCTAGCTATCCTCTTCCATTAATCCGGCTGCCTTGAGTGCGGCCAGGGCTGCATTGACGCTACCCGCCACATCGGCTGCCGTTGCACTGGACGCATCGGTGATAGCCGGCACATTGGCGGCTTTCCCCGGGTAGTTATCTGCGATTTGGTCAATCACCTCAGACGCCACATTTCCAGTGATATCCGCAGCCGTTCCGTTACCTTTGACGGTAGCTGCCAGCTCCTTTAGGCTATTTACCATTTTTCCCATTTTTGACTCCTTAGTTAGCAACCAGCGTCACGCTCTGGGTGGCGGCTGCAGATGCCACTGTGATAGTTCCAGATACTGCTTTGTACCCGTCTTTTTTGACCTTGTAGGCATAAGACCCAGCACGCAGATTAAACACAGCCTGCCCGGATGCGTTGGTCTTGAGTCTAGCCCCGTTGACATCAACGATAGCCCCAGCAATATTTCCGGACGAATCAGCCACCGTAAAAGTAGCGGTCTGCGTGGTCACTGCGGTTGCCGGCTCCAGGTATGCAAACGGACACGTTACCCGGTCTTCGTCCAGCCTAGTTGCCGGGTTCGGCAGCGCCCACCCCATGCGGAACACAACACGCAGCGCAATCATATCCTGCTGGGCCAGGGAATATACAACCGTTTTGGATACCGGGTCAATGATGGTCGCCTGGTCCAAAATCTTGACGGTAACGTCCTGCCGAATCGCATAAACCGCCTGGGAGAAATCCCCCACAACCATCTGTGCGATGGACTTGTCGAAGAATCCATTTCTTGGGAAGTACATTGGCGACCCATCAAGGGCGTACCGTGCGCCTTCCTGCATATTTTGAGTAAATAGTGGTGCCCCGTTGTCATCCCGGAGGCTTCTCAGTTTTGCCCGCATATTCAGCGCAGACACACACCCATTTGCCATGTATCCGCCATTTTCCACTTTATCAAACACGCCGCCGACGCCCAGCAGCTTCTCATAAAGGTCCGTTCCGTCGGCTACGTTATTCCCTGCCTGCCTTGCGGTCGTGATGATATCGCTCCGCCATTCCGCTGGTTTATTCGCCCCGAAGAAAACAGCAGCGTCCACCTTTTGTCCAATGGACTCCATTACCCTGGGCTGCACCTCTCCTAAAATATCAAAGGATGCATCATCCAGCACCGCCTCTGGGATTGGCACAATCACGGCCAGCTCCCCGGCGGAAATGTGGACATTGTCCCAGGCTTGTTCGCTGGTCTGCTTGATGCCCGTGTCCCCATTCACCCAGTACGCCATGGGCAGCACATCCAGCACCTTAATCCTGGTCTGGTTGCTGGTCATGTTCGGCATCCGCCGTGCCAGCTGCAAAAACACCGACTCCTTCGGTGCGTCCTGGAAAATATTACTTACTACCTGCTCTTCGATAAGGGCCTCTGCCCGCTCTCTGTTGATAATTGCCATTTTCTATACTCCTTTTTTAATTATTTCCACCACGGCCAAAGACGCTCCGCAACGCTGCGTTGGCCTGTTCCTTCTTTTCCCCGCCCAGGGGATTCGGTTCCTTCGAACTCGGCATCACAAACTTTGGCGGCTTTTCTTCGCTCTCGAAGAGATAATCATTCTCTTTCTTGATGGATTCCAGCTGCTCGCTCAGTCCTACTATGCTATCGCCATTCTGTTTCAGCCCCTTCATGTCCAATAGTGCCATCACTGCTTTGTTGTTCTTGGCCTTATTTTCCTTCAGCGCCGCCTCGATGGCGTACCCAAATTTTAGCTTTTCAATTTCTTCCTGGGCACTGGCCTTTTCTTTTTTCATGGTCTCTTTCCATGCCGGATCATATCCCTCTAGTTTCGTGTTTGCTGTTTGTAGCTGGGTTTCCAGTCCGTCTGCCCGCACCTTTTCGGTGTTGGCTTTCGCCTGTTCCGCCTGGACGCTCTTTCCGTGTTCTGCCATAATGGCTTCCACATTCGCCTCGGGCACGCCCTGGGCGATTAAAAAATCTTTATTCATGGCCATGGTTGTTTTCCTTTCATGTGCAATCAGCCCCCAGACTTTTTTAAAGAGGGATGACATCCTCTAGGGCTCCCAGGCTTTTTAACGACCGCCCGGGTGCGTCGCGATAAAACAAAAAGACCTTTTAACGCCTTGCCCAGGGCGATAAAAAACCACCTTCCTGTTGGTTGGTGGTTTTAATCAATATGGTTTGTGCAGTTCATGCAAATTTCGCGCCAGTTTTCTTTTGCTCTGTATTTCTCGTTTAACACCCGTTCCTTTATTTCTCCCTCTGCAACGATGCAAACCTCAAAGCAATCATCGTCGCTAATTAGCTCCCCAATCAGCGGGCACATTACGTTAACCTGTTCCACTTTCTTAGCACCTCCATCACGCTTTCTGTTTTTTTGTCAAAATCAGTCTCGGAGAACGCTGTCCGGATGAGCTTTTTATCTATCCGGACGTATGTTGCTCCATTCTTTGAGTAATAATTCAGCGATTTCCCATCATACCTCGTCACCATCATTACTGCGTTTTCGACGTATGACTCCGCCTCTTCCCTTGATATGTTGCGTTTATTGTCTTTGTTGATGTGCTGGTCATCAAATTCAAATTCATCAAGATTTATTTTCTTAGGCTTTAATGTAAATTCTTGGCCTTTAATCCCTGTTTCTTTTATCTCTTTGATTATAGCACGTTCTTCCGCAGCTTTCCTGAGTTTTTCTTCATATTTTTTCGCCGCCTGCACGGATTTCTGGCTGATCGAGCGGCCATACCCCAACACCTGGGCCCGCTCATTCTTGAGCCGCAGATCCGCCCGATCGCTAAATCGCTTGTACTCTTTGCGGATGTCCTTGAGCTCCTTGCTCGCCGCCTCGAAGGCGTCAGTGTCTCCGGCGGCATCGTAGCCGACCAGCTCCCGCTTTTTTGATCGTATGCTGCGCTCCATGGCGCGCTGGTATTGCGTCGCTCCATATGCGTCGTAGGTATGGCCCCGATACTCAAAGGGTGGCGGGTCCACATTGTCTAACATCTCATCGGTCCACGTCCGCGGCATCCCCTCGGCAAATCCATGCCAGCTGTGACGACAATTGGCACCCAGTAGTCCCCAAACCTTACCCATCCCAGTGGCCATGGCCAGATTTTTATATTTTTTGCTGCTGCCTCTGATCTGAAACACCTTCCCCTGCCACTCCGCGTGGCTCGGGCGTGCGCCCTGGTGGGCGGTCACCTCTGCCAGTGGCAGCCCCAGGTCATCGGCTATCTGTGCATTTTGTATGGCGGCCATCTGGTTGATGCCGGTCAGCACCGCCCGGCGGACGGCCACGTCCAGCCGACTGTTATATCCGCTGCCATAGTTGATGGACAGCCCGCTTACTGACAGCTCCTTGATGGCATCTCGGATGGCCTGTGTCGGACTCTGCACGCCGGCCCGCACTTTGAGCATGGCCGTGTCCACCGAATGCTGGTAGTATGCCTGCAGGCCCATAAACATTCGGCCTCCCACGGTATCCCGCACGATGCCAATGGCCGTGGACCTTGACATGTTGCGCAGCGTCCCCCGGGTCTGTATGATGACCTCCTCTACGATTTGCTGCAGGAACGGTAGCCGCTCAATCTTGATAGCAGACAGCCCGGCCCCTGTCAGCCGTTCATTTTCGCTCAGGATGTTTAGTGCCCCTGCTTTGTTAAACACTGCTGCCAGCTCATCCTCGGCCAATCCCATGGCCCTGGATATGGCCAGCACCACGTCATCCAGCGACACCCCTGCGGCCACACCAAAATTAGACTGGAGCTCTGCCGTACCCGTCCACTGGCCCTCCGCCGCGATCAGCCGCCGCACAAGGTCCCGGACCACGAAGTCTTCCAGGTCCTCAAATATCGGGGATAGCCCCTCGGCCGCAGCTTCCATCTGTCCTGGTGTCAGCATGGCCTATGCCTCTTTGGTATCGGCTGCGCCTGCTCCGGCCCAATTGGCCATCACCTGGTCAATGGCCGACGTGCCGCCCGTCTCTGCGTTTTTCGGCATCATCTCCACGGCCTGCTCGTCCGTCACGCCATATCGCCACTTGAGATATTCCACCGGACTCAATATCCCCGCGTTGACCTCTTGCATCCGTATGGCCTGCTCACGCTCCGTGTCCACGACGATGGAGTCGTCAAAATTAAAACTGACCTCATAATTTCCGGCCGGTGATAGATTGTAGAGCCTGGCATATTCGGCCATGGCGTCCACCGTGTCCACCAGGGCGGCCTCTAACGCCTTTTGCAGCTCCGACACCGTGGAGTAGCTCCTTTGCTTGCTTGAGCGGATTTCAGTGGCTGTCTTGTCCACTTGCTGCATATCGGACAGCGTACCATAGGCAAGCCCACACTCAAACTCGATGCGCTGGAGGTATCGGTTGAGGCCATTGAATAGCGATGAGTCCCGGATGTCCG